ACTACAATAGTATCTGTATAAGAATCAGGCTCGATTATTAAAGTTCCTTGTTCAGCTTCTGTACTATGTCCCAAAAATGCAGCAAATGATTTTTCAGTAAATATACCATTGGGGAAAGAAGCTGTTATATAGTGCATAGGATCGTAACCATCTTCCTCAGGCCAAAGTCCATTCATTTTATTAATAGAGGCAGGGGAGGTACTATTTATTGGATCCATTTTAGAATATCCAACATTATCTAAAAAATCTAGCACATTAATTAAAAAGCGGGGAGAGCGTATTGATCGGTAGCTCATTACTACATCTTCCTTTTATGTCTTTGTTTTTTTAAATAATCACTCTTTAGTTTTTGAACTTTTATTCTTTTATTTTGTTCAATAATAGCATAAGGAATCAATTCAGGATTTTTAGTAGGCTTTCCATTTTTAAAGTATAAATCTTGAGAATCCTCAGTATGAGTTTTTCCTGTCATCACCGAATTGTCGATCAAGTGAACATGAAATGTTCCACTATATAATGTGCCATCTTCTAAATGTAAACTTGTATCAAGATCAGAAGTATGTTGATTGTTCAAATGCGGTTGATTTAAGGAGGTTTTAGATACTTTCTTGCCTGATACATGGGTAGCAGATAAATCTTCACTTTTAGTAGTCATATCTTCAGATTTGGTTGTAAGAAGTTCTGTATAATCCATTGATTTATGAATTGTGATAGATACCTTTTGCGTATTATCATCTACCGCAATTACAGATACTATTCTAAATTCCCCTACATAATCAAATAAATCATTTAAAGTTCCTTTACCTATTGGGAATATTAAAATTCCATCTCCTTGATGTGTAATGATAAAAGAATTAGAAGTTTTATCCTCAATTTCTATTGCTCCTTTATAATGAATTTCTACACCCCGAATATTAGAACCTCCCGATTCTATACTACAATTTCCTCCCCCATAATAAAGTTTATTTGCCATAATTGGACTTTCCTGAAATTGCATAATTGGCAGCTGAGATAATATTCAAAATGTTCCATGATCTATCACGGTTCACATCAGAGGTAAATCCATTACGCATTTCTTTACAGTTAGATTTAGTCACACAATCAGAAAGAGCTACGACATCTAAAATATCTAATCGTCCATCTCCATTCATATCTCCTGCTAAAGAACTATCATATATATAGTTTACCACTTGAGTATAATTATAATTATAACTATTGCCCATATTTGTAGTCAAATTAAAAGTGTAATTAATAATACCATTACCATTTTCATCTAGATCGCTAATAGGAAATCCAATTCCAACATCTTCCTCACAATCCTCCATACAGTGACTACAGGCTTCTCCCGAATGAGCACAAGCTTCGGCACAAACTTCATCGCAAATACCTTCTAATATTTCAGTTGTAATAAACACTAAATTCTGCATCTCATCATAAGTTGTAATTTCAGCATCATAAGTAACCCCTTGTATAATGATTCTTGCCGACTCTATTTGGATGACATCGTGACGGGTAAAAAGTATTAGTTCATTAATTTTATAAAATCGATCATCTTGTGAAAAATAAGTACTTTCACAATCTTCCATACAGTAACTACAAGGAAACCCACCTGCTGCACAGGCTTCGGCACAACTAGCCTCACAATCAGAACCAAAACCGCCTTGAAAACTATCATTATTAATATAAATATCTAAAATGTCGTTTTCGGGTGAATAAAACGGATTACTATTAATAAATATACTACTTATTGAAACCTGCAGTTCTCCGTACTCACATTCTGCTTCTATAGTAGCATTAGGGTTATAGTTATCTGCTGTTGGATCAGAGCACCCAACACAATCATTGTTGCCATTACATATACCACAATCATCCATTTCATCACAACTATCCGGTTGACCTTCAACACAAGTTCCACCACATAAACCGCAGTAATCCGTTATACCGCCATCACAGTTACATTCACCATCGGGAATGCCATCTCCATCACAAACACCACAATAATCGTTTATTAATCCACTACCAGCTATACCATCACATCCAATAACACAAGAAGTATCACCAGGAGGAACACATTCCTCACAAGCATCTGTAAACATACAAGAACCATCATCGTAATTAGCATCTGAATCTTGATTGCAAGCATTGGGATTAGAACATCCGAAAACTACGTGCTCATCAGGATCTAAATTATGCATCTGAATACATTCAATCTGAACCCAATCCATCGTTTTGGTGGTTTTTGTAATTAAGAAAATAGGATATAATGCTTGAGTATTAAGCATAAATCCAGTACTATAGCCTATCCCATAAGGTTCAATCCCGCCAAGAGTCTTATCAAAATTAATAGAATCTCCGATCTCTAAATTTAGGCCTTTTGAAAGAGGAAGCTTTACTTTTAAGATCAGATGTTGATTACAAGACCACATCACATACCATCTTGCAAAATCGAGAGCAGTAGTATGGTCACTTGCTTTCCTTATATATTTTCCTCGATCATCATCAATGACAAGGGTGGATTCTGCATGAACATCTCCATCTATTGTTTCAAATCCATAATATTCCGGGTCATAATCTTGCATATATGGAGAAGTATATACGCTTGCTTCTGCACTTTCATTGAATTCTTTCTTTGCGTAATCCCAATCGTATTTGAAAACTACCTTAGTATAAACATTCTCTATTTTGGTTTTTGAAAAAGAAAAATCTATGACAGAATCAGCCTTTATTGTATGATTATCCGAGTCATTAACATAATTATAGAAAGTAATATATTGAGCTGTTGATGGAATCACATCAAACTTGAAAATACCTAAGTTATCGAATCGAGGAATATAGGCAGAAGCAGAAGCTACAGTTTCCAAGAGTCGCTTACTATTAGTCTTCTTGTCTATTGTGAAGTCATATTTCCAATTCCAATACCAATAATCCCACATTTGATGGGGTGGGTTAACAGTGGGTTGATCAAGTATATCTTCCATTACGTGTTTAATAATATCTACGGCTGTAGGGGAGTGATTGTGCTCAATTGCTCTACCCTTTACATCTGCATAAAAATCAGACCCAATAAATCCATCAATTAAAAAAAAGTGAACTGCATGATTATTGGCATTCTCAAATTCGGGCTTAATGTGACAAGATGCCCAGTGCCCTGGACTTAAAAAAGTTCCACCAGATCCAGATGGATAAACCTTACCAGTTATTGATGTAGTAACAATTGCCTCATTTCTCCATCTTTTTGTGCTATTTGTGTTTATTATAACATCGTCATAGGTTGGAATCGGATTACCATCCTCGTTTCCATAGCTTTCTGGAGATTCTTGGAATAAGATTGTAGTATCGCCACCATCTGCTGTATCCGCATATTCAAATTTTAGGCTTGTATACTGGAAATAAACCTCATCATTAACTATATACATATTATATCCAAAAACACCCTCTATTTGTGTATAACTATAGTATTCATTTTCCGAAGAAACAGGAGGGGGTTCGAACTTCCAAACTGATCTCATTTGATCCCACACTATAGGATCTTCTTCAGTAGCATAGTGTAAATAATCCCAAACTAACGTAAACCAACCATCTGCGTATCCACCGGTTGCTGGAGGTGGATAGTTCATAAATATTACTACTTCTCCTACATTACTGTTCCAGGGAGCTTGAATACTATGAGATGTATTAAATAATGTCTTGCTTTGTATGTTAGATACGTGAAACACAAACGCTTTATCGTGAGCTATTGGATTAGTTCCTTGTATGTCTGTCCCCGATGCAGAATTTTCATACTTATTATAAACAATAATGGACTTACTATCTTCTGCTAAAGAATACTGTTCCATACTAATGAAAGGATACCGCCCACTTATATCTGGAACAGTTCCGCCTCCTGTCATTTCTACTAAAACTGAACAATATTTATCTTCTTTATAAATATATAAAAAAGAATCATCATAAGGTAGCACCCCGTATTCGTGTCCAACTATTCTAGTAGGAGAGTCTTGAGTATCTGCTCTAAATATATATTCTCCGTCTTCATATTCTTCTCCTTTGGAGGATATAACTAACGGACTTTTTGATACCTTTCCGAAAGCCATCGGAACTCGAACATTTTTATACTCATCTGGTACATTAGCATCATTAGGATTTAATATTTCAGTTGGCAAATCTTTATGGAAAGTTTGCTGTGACCTATCCTCTATTACAAAGCTTACTTTTTCATCACTATGTTCATATCTCCTGACTTTACCAAAATATACTTGAAAAGCATCATCATCATCAACGAATAATGAAGACGAGGGATCATCATTTGCCACTAGATAATTTGCCGTATTGGATACCCAAAATATTCTACAATTTGCATTAATTAAAGAGTCATCCCCTATGATGTCAGATATCCTTTCTCCTCGATATAAGAGATTGCTGACCTCAAGATTAACTGAAGAAATCTTATAATTACGTTTATCAAGATCTAGACTCTCTTTCAAGGATGGGATATTTAATAAAATTGGACTTGTTGTTCTATGAATATCATCAGCTTGATACCGTCGAAAGCTAATCGGTGTAATATTTGTGCCAAGTAACAATCCATCCCACATAAGACCAGTTCCTATCGTGACTACAGGAACGAGGGTGGTATTCTGTCCTTTAATATCTATAGAG